CAGGATAACAAGTAAAGGATACAAAATCGTTTTCCATGTCCATGATGAGGTGATCGTGGATGCCGGAATGGATTTAACAGTAGAAGAGTTATGCAGCATTATGGCAGAGCCTATACCGTGGGCCAAAGGCTTAATTTTGAAAGGGGCGGGATTCAGTGGACAGTTCTATCAGAAAGATTAAAGTCTCTGTTGCGAATAACAGAAAGTCTAAGCAATGGAAAGAAAAAGAATACAGCTGGGATGATTTTACCGCCTTATTTGTTACTCCTAAGGAGGGGCCGGAAAGCTTTTCGGAATATATGGCCTTGTCTAAAGATAAGCAAGACGAATTAAAGGACGTAGGCGGCTTCGTAGGAGGAACGCTGAAAGGCGCGACAAGAAAGGCTACTGATGTATTAAGCCGGGAACTGATTACCCTCGACCTTGATAACATCCCCGGGGCTGACTTAGACAGCATTTTGGAGACGGTAGAGAAGCTAGGATATGCGGCTTTACTCTACAGCACGAGAAAGCACACAAAGGATAAACCTAGGCTTAGAATCCTTTTTCCTTTAGCAGAGCCCTCAAGTGTTGAGGAGTACGAGCCTTTGGCCAGAATGCTGGCAAGCCAAATTGGGATAGATTATGCGGATCCGACTACCTTTGAAGCAAACCGTTTGATGTACTTCCCTTCCATCTGTAAAGGTGCGGACTATCTATTTAAAGTCTTTCCGGGCGATATGGTTAAGAAGGAAGAAGTCTTAGGCCTGTACCATGACTGGCAAAATGTATCAGAATGGCCAACTTGCAAGACTGAAAACCTTCTTATCCGGAAGCACATTGCAAAGCAGGGGAACCCTTTGGAGAAGAACGGTCTTATAGGTGCTTTCTGTAAGACCTATGATATTCCTTCGGCCATATCGAAATTCCTTAAAGGAATCTATGTTCCAACCGATAAGGCAGACCGCTGGACTTATGCAGACGGCTCTACTACCGGAGGAGCAGTGCTCTATGACAATGATACTTTTCTTTATTCCCATCACGCTACGGATCCGTGCAGTGGAATTCTTGTAAATGCCTTTGATTTAGTGCGCATTCACAAGTTCGGGGATTTAGACGACGGTGTCCGGAGCACCATGCTGGAAAGCAATAGGCCGTCTTTTAAAGAGATGGAGAAGCTTGTTATGTCTGACTCCGAGGCTATGAAGTGCTTACATGAGGAGCGAATCTTAGAAGCGCAGAAAGCCTTTGAGGAAGACGACAGCGAGCACTCTAAGGGGGAGATTGAAAAAGTATCCAAGGGCGAAGTAAATACAGACTGGATGAACAAGCTTTTAGTTAATGAAGAAGGCCGTGTTCTTCCGACTATCGACAACTTCAAGAAGGTTATGGAGAACGATCATAACTTAAAAGGAAAAATCTACTCCGACTCCTTTACCGATAAAAAGTTTTGCGGAGGGGCAGTGCCTTGGGATAAAAGCGGCAATCATGAGTGGACAGACGAGGATGATAACGGCCTGTTTTGGTACTTGGAGCTTTTCTACAAGATACACCACGAGAAGAAGGCAAATGCAGCCCTCTCTCTAGTCTTCAAGGATCACAGAATCAATGTTGTAGCTGATTATCTGAACGCTCTTCGCTGGGACGGGAAATGCCGAGCCGAAAGGTTATTTATTGATTACCTTGGCGCAGAAGACTGCAATTACACGAAGGAGATTACGCTAAAGACCTTGGAGGCTTGTGTTATAAGAGCCTTCAAGTTTGGCGCCAAGTATGACAATATGCTTATCCTAGTAGGAGCGCAGGGCATAGGAAAGAGTACGATTCTTAAGAAGCTGGGGAAGGAGTGGTTTACCGATTCCTTAGTGAAGTTTAGCGGTAAGGAAGCGGAGGACACGATTGCAGGAAAGTGGATTGTAGAGGTTTCAGAGCTTACGGCCTTGAATCGGCAGGAGTCTACGGAAATCAAGCAGTTCTTATCAACAAGAAGCTCTAACTACAGGGAGTCTTACGCTAGGCGTAGTAAAGAGCATCCTAGAAAATGCGTTTTCTTCGGTACCAGTAATGAAGATGAGTTTTTAAAGGATACTACCGGAAACCGAAGATTTTATCCTCTTCCGGTAGATGCGGACAGGATAAAGAAAGATATCTGGAATGACCTTACAGAGCAGGAGGTTGATCAGATATGGGCGGAAATCTGCTTTATGGTGAGCCTATGCGACGGACACTATGATGAACTCCGCTATCAAGTCCTTTCCAAAGAAAGCACAGAAACACTGGCAAAGATGCACGAAGAGTATTCGGAAAAGGATCCTTATGAGTCTTTGGTAGAGCGGTTTTCTGAGATTATGGTTCCCAGCAACTGGCTGGAAATGGACCTTATGGCCAGACGAGTGTACTTGGATAAGCTGGAAAGAGGAGAGTCAGATAAGGAGGATTCTCCGCTTATGCCTATGCCCTATCTGTCTGCGCAGAATATCCATTGCGAGATGCTCAGGCTGGAAATAAGCAGTCTAAAGAAGCAGGAGTCGAATAGATACAACAAGATAATTAAGCAGATGAAGGGCTGGAAAAAGAGCACCGTCAGGGATGTGAATTATGGAAAACAAAGATGCTATAGGCCACCTGATAAGTAGTCAAAAATAGCATTTTGCTGGTAACCAACTAGGTCTACTGGTAACCATCTATTTTTTAACAATCAAGTTAAAAATAATAAACTATATAAAAGTTGGTTACCATGGTTACCAGTTTTTAGCTAGTTGGTTACCAGTATAAAGTCTAAAAAACGGCTTAAATACTGGGTTTATAGGCTACTGGTAACAATGGTAACCAATATTTTACTAAAAAAGAAAATATTTTATTTAAAGAAGAACTTAGTGATTTATAGCCTTAAATACTTAAATAAAGCTTATATATGCGAGTATTTAATAGGAAAAATAAATACATTCTACTTTTCCTATATATGTTAGGAAAATCGAAAAGTTGGTTACCGTTGTTACCGCTTAAATTTTTTGAAAGGTTTGTAAAATGGTAGAACAGGAAAAGAAAGTGGAAAAAGCATTGGTGCGATTGCTTTGGAATCTTGGATGCGAATCGTATAAATTCGTTTCTCCAAATTGCAGGGGTGTTCCGGACAGATTATTCATTACGGAAGAGGGCAAAGTGTTTTTTGCTGAACTGAAAACCATAAAGGGTAGGCTGTCTTCATTACAGGAGATTCAAATAAAAAAGCTTAAAGAATTAAAACAGGAAGTTTATGTAATTTACGGCATGGAGGGCGTTCGGAAGTTTGTAGAGGATTTTCAAAATAACTGCCTATCCGGAACGGAGTACAGATGAGAGGAGGTGAAAGCTTATGGAGTTCAAACCACACGACTATCAGACGATGTGTATAGACCGCATTGTAAAAGACAAGTCTGTAGGCCTTTTCTTAGACATGGGGCTTGGAAAGACCATCATTACCCTGTCGGCTATTATGGAGCTAAAGGACAGACTAGATATCTTTAGGGTTCTGGTAATCGCTCCGAAGAAGGTAGCAGAAAGTACCTGGACTACGGAGTCTAAAAAATGGGAGCATACTAAGGATTTAAAGATATCAAAGGTCTTAGGATCTGCGAAAGAGCGTATAGCTGCTATCAATCAAGCCGCAGATATTTACATTACGAACCGTGACAATGTGGCTTGGCTTTGTCAGACTCTTGGCCGAAAGTGGTTCTTTGATATGGTGGTAGTAGACGAGAGCTCCAGTTTTAAGAACCCTCAGGCTATGCGTTTCAAAGCTTTAAAAAGAACGCTGCCTTTTGTGAATCGCTTAGTAGCACTTACCGGAACACCGAATCCTAAAAGCATGGAAGACCTTTGGAGTCAAATCTATCTGCTGGATAGGGGAGAGCGACTGGGGGAATATATAACTCACTATAGAACCAGGTATTTTACAAAGGACTATTCCGGGTTTGGGTACACTTTAAAGCCCGGAGCGAAAGAAGCTATCACAAAGAAAATCTCTGACATCTGTATAAGCCTGAAAGCGAAAGACTATCTGGAGCTTCCTTCTATCGTCTATAACGAGGTACCGGTTGAGCTGGATAAGAAAGCCTTAAAGGCCTATCAGGATTTGGAAAAGAACATGGTTCTGTCTCTCGAGGATTCGGAGATAACTGCGGTATCTGCCGGAGTGCTTACTAATAAACTGTCTCAGTGTGCGAACGGGGCTATCTACGATGAAGACAAAGTAGTAAACCATATCCACGACTGCAAGCTGGAGCGTTTTACAGAGCTTGTGGAAGAGTTAAACGGAGAATCGGCCCTAGTCTTTTATAATTTCAAGCATGACAAGGATAGGATCCTGAAAGCTTTGGAGAAATCCGGCTTAGAAGTTAGAGAGTTTAAAAGCCCTAATGATGAAGAAGACTGGAACAAGGGGAAGATTGATATCTTACTTGCCCATCCTGCAAGTACGGCTTACGGAATCAATCTCCAATGCGGCGGACGGAATATTATTTGGTTCTCGCTACCTTGGAGCTATGAGCTGTATGCGCAGGCGAATGCCCGACTCTTCCGGCAAGGACAAGAAAAGCCGGTGATCGTGCATGAGCTGATGTGCGTGGATACCGTGGACTATGACATTAAAAAGTCCCTCTCTGAAAAGGGGCAGAATCAAGAGGATGTACTGAGAGCCTTAAAGGCAAGGCTAGGAGGGAATAGTGACTAAAGAACAACTTAAGAAGTACAGCAAAGAAAAATACGGCATTAAGCTTCTTACGGAGGAGCTTGAAAAGATGTGCGGGGAAACGGTTCATGACTACGGATACGATTACACGAAGGGATTCAAGCGCATTATCCATCTTGAGGGCTTCAATCAGGAACTCTATGAGCAGAGGCTTGAAAGACTTTCCGAGATGAAGAGAAGAGCGGAGAAGACAGAAAAATGGATCGAGTCCTTGGAAGATGATAGACTTCGCTTTGTAATCAGGAGCCGTTACAAAGAGGACAGGTCTTGGCGCTGGATAGCGAGGAAGCTTGGAAATGTGTCGGAAGATTATGTGAGAATCATGATTCACGATAAATTTTTTGAAAAAAACGAAAAATAATTCGGAAAATTCGGTTTATTCGGAAAATTCGGTTTACACTAATAATGGAGTCAGTGTCGGAACACACACATTGCCTTTATAACCTCCTTTGAATCTGTACGGAGCCGCTTATCCATAGTGATAGGCGGCTCCAATTTTGTTGCTAAAGGATATTGCCGGAAAGGGGATGAGCCTTAGTGAAAAATAAAGACGATTTAACAGACAAGCAGAAAAAGTTTATAGAAGAGTACCTGATTGATATGAACGGCACGAGGGCTTATCGCGTCGCATATCCTACTGTGAAGAACGATGAGACTGCCGGAGCGGCGGCTTGTCGGCTGTTAAAGAATGTTAAAATAAAACAGGCGATTGAGCCGATTCTCGCCAGTATGAGTAGCGACCGCATGGCCACAGCTACAGAGGTGATGGAGTACTTAACTTCCGTAATGCGCGGCGATTCTACGGCAGAGGTTGTAGTAGTCGAAGGACTCGGAGACGGCTGTTCCGAAGCAAGACGATTTAAAAAGGCGCCGGACGAAAAAGAAAGGCTGAGGGCTGCCGAGTTACTGGGTAAGAGATATGGACTATTCAAGGATAAGGTCGAGGTATCCGGTATTGAAGCTGAGCAGTCTAAGCTGGATAACCTGTTAGAGCAGTTAGGTGCCGGCGGTGATTCATGAGTACCGGGCAACTTATCCTGTCGGATAAGTATAAGGCCTTCCTCCGGTGCAACGCTTCTGTAGAATTTCTTGAAGGCACGACCTACGCAGGAAAAACGACCGTAGGCTTGTTTAAGTTCATGACGAAAGTCGCAAGCAGTAAGCAGAAGCTTCACATCATAGCGGCGAAGGATACCGGTACAGCAGAAAAGAATATTATCAACAAGGATCTCGGCATTGTAGACGACTTTGGAGTCCTTGTTGAGTACAACGGTAACGGAACGAGCGACGATAAAATACCGCACATTCTTTTTCACACAAGCGGAGGGGATAAGACGATATATGTTCTAGGCTACGATGATAAGGTGAAGTGGAAGAAAGCCTTAGGAGGACAGTACGGATGCCTTTACATTGATGAGATAAACACGGCGGACATAGATTTTGTCCGCGAGGCGGGAATGCGTTGTGACTACATGATAGGGACTTTGAATCCCGATGATCCTTCGCTTCCGGTCTATTCCGAGTATGTAGACCATGCAAGGCCTCTTCCTGAATGGGAAAGCGAGACACCAAAAGAAATAAGAGATTGCTTAGTGAAAGAACCGAAGCCCGGCTGGGTGCATTGGTTCTTTTCTTTTTCTCACAATTTGGGACTACCTAAAGAGAAGCTTGAGCAGATTCTTAGAAACACACCGAGAGGCACGAAGATATGGAAAAACAAGATTGAGGGCTTGCGCGGTAGATCTACAGGTCTTGTCTTCTCTAACTTCGATGAGAGGATTCATGTACTTAGTAGACAGGATATTGCAAAGATTCCGCACAGTATCAATCCTTTTGTGAAGTTTACCGCAGGGCTCGATACTTCCTATTCTTCTCATTCCGAGGACACTATAGCCATGATGTTCATAGGCATTACCAAGGACAAGCGCTGCATAGCGCTAAGAGAATGCGTATACAACAACAAAGGCAGGAAGGAGCCTTTAGCGCCATCGGACACAGCTGTAAAGTTCGTAGCCTTTTTGGAATCCTGCCGGAAGGACTACGGCTTTGCGAGAGATGTGTTCATTGATTCGGCAGATCAGGCAACTATTACAGAGCTTAAGAAGCTTAAGCGTAACCACGGGAGCCTTTATACCTTTGTAAACAGCTACAAGAAAGTAAGTATCATTGACAGAATCAACTTCCAGCTAGGCTGGCTTGCGGAAGGGAAGTATTTAGTATCTGAGGACTGCACAGAGCATATCAGAGAGTTGAACAGTTATTCTTGGGAGGAAGATAAAGACATTCCTGAGGACGGACACGACCACACGATAAACGCGGCGCAATATGCTTGGATACCGTTTAGAAAGCTGATTGGAGAGATAAGCAGTGGGATGGATAAAGAGTATGACAGATAAGTTTAAAAAAGGATTACAGAACTGGCTACAGATTCAGCCTGTAAGCCCCTATCATGTTTCGATTCAAAGCTTCATGGATTTTGAGACTGCTGCCATTCGAAACAAAATATGGTACAGAGCAGACGGAAACGAACTGGAGCAGCTGTATCAGCAGTGCCGATTACTAAACGACGCACAGAAGTTTTGGGGCGCAAAGCCTACAGCGGGCATGGAGATTCGGAAAATCCATACCGGACTTCCCGGACTAATCGTAAAAATGCTTAGTGCTATCGTTCTTCCGGATATGAATGCTTTCGAGTTTGACAGCGATATCCAGAAGAACCTTTGGGAGGAAATCGAAGAAGAGAACCACTTTGAAGCTTTGATGGATACCTGCCTAAAGGACACGCTTGTAGTCGGTGACGGTGCTTTCCGTATCGTGCTGGATCCGGCAGAGAGTGAACATCCGATTATCGAGTGGGTACCAGGTGAGCGCGTAGAGTTCATCTATCGCTACGGAAGATTGAAGGAGGTTATCTTTAAGATTCCTTGGGATAAAGGCGATGTGCTTCACGCACACTACGGTAGAGGTTATATCAGGCATAAGCTTTACAGGAATGAGCAGGAATGCCCTTTGCCAAAAGAAGTGCAGGACTGGACATTTGACGAAAGCCTGATGATGGCCGTGCCCTTTAAGATTTATGAGAATGCAAAGTATGCAGGCAGAGGTTCTTCCATCTATGACGGCAAGCTGGATTCCTTCGATGCCTTAGATGAAGCATGGAGCCAGTGGATGGACGCTTTGAGAGCAGGGCGGTCTAAGACCTATGTTCCTGAAAGCTTCATTCCAAGAGACCCAAACAGCGGAATGCTCTTAAAGCCTAACGCTTTTGACAATCGATTCATTGCTGGAGCTGACGATATCTCCGAAGGCGCGAAGAATGCAATCACTGTTACGCAGCCAAATATCCCTCATGATAGCTATATGGCCTCCTACATCACCGCCTTAGACCTTTGTCTGCAAGGAATTATCAGCCCCTCCACTTTGGGGATTGATACGAAGAAGCTGGACAATGCTCTCGCGCAAAGGGAAAAAGAGAAGACCACGCTCTACACCAGATCAAGCATTGTAAAGGCCATTCAAGAGCAAATACCGCGACTTATCCAGCAGTGTATCAACGCGGAGAAAGTCCTTCGTGGAGAAGGCATTGAAGAAGTCAAGGTTAATATCCCCTTCGGCGAATACGCTTCCCCCTCATTTGAGAGTCAAGTAGAAACTTTGGCCAAGGCGAGGCCGGGGGTTGCCATGATGAGTATCGAGGCACAGATTGAAGAACTCTATGGCGATACCAAGGACGAAGAGTGGAAGAAAGAGGAAGTCGCAAGGCTAAAAGAGGAGCAAGGCATTTCCAGCGTAGAAGAGCCGGACTTTTCAGTAGAGGAGGGAATAGATGGTAGTCCAAATATTAAACCACAGCTACAAAATGAGCCAGGAGGAATACCGGCGGATGCTTAAGCTGGCATCTGAGCAAGTGCCCTTCGGTGTGTATGCTTTGGAAAAAGACGGCATGGCAGAGCTTAGAAAGGACGACTGCAAGAGTAAGAGTAAACTGAAAGAACTAATTAGGTCTTACCGCTTGCAAGGCTTTAAGGTGCATCAGAATGGCGTATGACATCGGAGAAGCTCTTGACAGAATCGAGGAAGAACTTATTGCTTCCATGATTCGAAACATGGGAAGGCACCGCATTGAGGAAATCAAGGAAGAGAAAGAATGGATCATGTGGCAGGCCGAACAGCTTAAAAGCCTTAGAGCATACCGGCAGGACAATAAGGAGAAGTATTCCGGACGATTCTTAGCCATCAATGAAAAGATAGAAGAAGCTATCCGGAAGTCCTATGCTACGGGTGGAATGCACGAGGAAAGAAAGATACTCCGTGCGGCCAAGAAAGGTGCAAAACTTAAGCAGACCATGAACCCACTAACCGGCAGATTCTTCCAGCTTAACAAGGAAAAGCTGGAAGCCTTAATCAAAGCTACTAAAGCCGATATGACAAAAGCAGAAACCGCAATACTCCGAATGGCCGACGATCAGTATCGTAAGGCCATTTTTAATGCACAGGTTTATGCAAACAGTGGCGCCGGTACTTACGAGCAAGCGGTAGACATGGCAACTAAAAGTATGCTGTCCAGCGGCCTTAATTGCGTAGAGTATAAGAACGGTGCCAGGCATACGCTTCCAAACTACGCAAGAATGGCGGTACGAACTGCGAATAAGAGAGCCTATCTTAGCGGAGAAGGGGAGAAGAGAAGGAAGTGGGGCATTACTACGGTAATACTGGCAATGAGAGGTAATCCTTGCCCGAAGTGTGCTCCATTCGTTGGAAAAGTCTTTATTGACGATGTTTGGTCAGGAGGAAACAAGAAGGACGGAGACTATCCACTTCTATCCAGTGCGATAGGGGCGGGGCTTTTCCATTGTATGATGAGTTTGGGTGGTAGTAAAACGATGTGAACCGCATTACAAAGCGGGTGTATATAACGAATGAAAAAATGGTTATATGCTAACGGGGGACGGAAACAACCCAATCCCGTGCTAAGAATCTTGAAAAATCTTTACAGATGTGATACAGTCCAAAAAGAGGGGGTATCACATGGAAATTTGGAAGGACGTAGTCGGCTATGAAGGGGTCTATCAGGTAAGCAATCTCGGAAGAGTTAAGAGAATAGGGAAGTACAGAAATCAAGTAGCTGAGTGGGAAAGTAATATCATTTTGAAACCTGCTAAAAAAGAAAACGGCTATATG